AGATCCCAACGGCCATCCGCGCCGGCATCATCCGCATGGCACGCGCCTTCCGCACAAACGCCGACAGCAAGGACCGCCTGGTCAACTGGCTGGCAGCGGACAGCTGCCCGGCGCTTGCAAAGGCGACCCGATGAAAAAGCTCGAAAGCCTGCGCGCGCACCTGATCGCATCTGTTCCCACAATCAGGAACAGCCCGGAGAAGATGGAGATTTTCGTCGATAAGGGGGACGTCGCGGTGCGCGCCGGCTCGCTGTCGTTCGAATATTCCTACACGGCTTCGATCTGGGTGCAAGACCATGCCGGCAGTGTGGACACCCTGCTCGTGCCGATCCTGGCCTGGATCGCTGCCAATCAGCCCGACCTGTTCGAGAAGGGCGAGCGCAAGCCGTTTACTTTCGAAAGCGAGCTGCTCGATGCCGAGACGTGCGACATCACGATCACGCTCGAGCTGTCCGAGCTGGTCCGCGTCGAGCAACAGGCGAGGGGCCTGAAGGTCACGCATCTGCCCGAGCCCGTCCTGCTCGACCAGTTTGCCGGCGTTCCGACCGGCACCGTCCTATGGGCCGGGCTCATCGATGATGCAGCCGGCGGTATCGAGATAGTCACGCGATGAACGACTTTGAACCGATCGAGCAGCTCTGTCGCGATCTGCTGCTGCGCACCGCCGCGCCCGAACGCGCGCGGCTGATGCGTTCGATCGGCCGCGAGATCCGCAAGAGCCAGTCCGATCGCATCGCCGCCCAGCGCGATCCGGATGGCGCTGCATTCACCCCGCGCCGCCCCAAGACCGATCGCGGCGTAAAGAAGGGTAAGCTTCGCCAGCAAAAGATGTTTCGCAAATTGCGAATGGCAAAGAGCCTGAAAGCCGGCGGGAACGCCGATGAAATGTGGGTCGGCTTTGGCGGTCGCGCGTCGCGCATTGCCAGCATTCACCAAGCAGGCTTGTCGGATGCGCCCGCACCTGGTCAGCCAAAAGTGCGTTATGCCCGACGCGTCCTCCTCGGACTGACAGACAACGAGCAGCAACGGATTCTCGATTCTATTATTGTGCGCGTCTTTCAGCGCTGATTGATTATCTTATCAATTGTAAAACGCAGCAATATTGCAGCGATATTCGCAATAAACCGTCTTTTTTACCTCAGAATCATAAATAGATGAAACCAATACTATATTATAAAATTTAAACACTAACATAGCAAATTGTTATTGTACAAAAACAATATAATATGAGATCGATATTTGTCTAAAACTAGATCATAGGCATAATGTAAAAAACTAACTCAATACCTCTGACTTGATCGAATTAAAAATGAGGCGGAAGATCGCGTCATACTTTTCGGGGGGGTGATATGGGATACGGATCGGCGCGTTTAGTATGCATCGGGATGCTTATATTCTCGTCATCGACAGCACAGGCGCAGCCGCAGCCGCAGGCAAGCCGCACTAAAGCGCTGGCAGAGCAATGGCGCACCTCCCGACTGGCTGATCTTGCAACAGAACTGGCTGGCATCGATGCCGAACGGGCGCGGGTGACATCTGAAATCGCTGCCGTTCCGCTGGCGCCGCCGGTTGCGCCCGCCGCCGACATGCAGACCATCGGTGCTTCATCGACGGCCAGCAAGCCGGTAAGCGCTCCCGCTGTTCCCGACCAAACCACTGCCTCGAATTCGGCAGCGCCACCAGACGCAAACGGAACGAAGTCGAAAACCGCCTCCACCGGTTCGGAATCTGCTCCCGGCCGGCAAAATTTTGGCGGGCTAGACCTCGGCATTGGGTTATCTTTCACAGCAGATGTTGGAAAAGAGGATCGCATCAGTCGCGCATCTGTCGTTAACGGGATCGTTCGGACAGACGATCAAGATAATGGCCGGGCGCGAATAATGCTTGAGACCCATTACTTCTTCACACCCTGTACTTGGGACTTTTTGAGCATACTAAGAAATCCCTGCACCGTTGAAACGGATGCTGAAGGCCGAGCTTTTCGGGTGGCAGATCCTGGCAAGACGCGTTGGGGGCTCGGGCCCTTTGTTGCCGTTCAGCCGGGATCGGACAACATCATCGACGCGATCGCCCTCGGAGTTATGGTTGGTGCTCGGCGTCCCAATAGCAGCGAAAGCTTCAACTTTGGAGTTGGGATTGTCTTAGATCCTAACACCCGTTTGCTCGGTGAGGGGCTAGAAGCTAATAAGCCGCTCCCTGTTGGCGAATCTGAAATCAGGTATCGTGAAACGCTCCAGACCGGTATTCTGGTGTTGACTTCGTTTTCGTTTTAACTGGTTGAGCGAGAAGCCACTGGCACGTTCGATCACCTCTCGGTAATTTACCTGAACGCTGCGCTCTCACACCCATTGGTTGTAAACCGCCGAGACGAGTTACTTTAGACGAGCAACAGCGCTCTTGTAGAATGCGTTTCTACAAGAGCGCGCCATAGCCATGCCCTTGCCGCGCCGACGACATAGCTGGCATGGCCGCTACTTCCAGTCCTACAACAGTCGACTTATCACGCTTCGATCCCCCGACGCTCGTTGAGCAGCTGGATTATGAGACGATCTTTCAACGCAAGGTCGCGCGCGTCCAGGCCTTGCTGCCGTCGTTCGACGCAACCGTCGACAGCGACCCCGCCGTCAAGGTGTTGCAGGTCGCGACCTATGATGAACTATTGTTGCGACAGGACTTTAACGAACGCCTCCAGCAGCGCTTGGTCGCCTATGCCACCGGCTCGACGCTCGATCACCTCGGCGCCGCGATCGGCGTCGCCCGCCTGGTCGTCACCCCGGCGAACGGCACCACTCGCACCGTGCCCGTTTACGAAACTGACGACAGCTTGCGCGCGCGCATCGTCCTCGGCCCCGAGGGCTTCTCGGTTGCCGGCCCCGAGCTTGCCTATGTGAAGCACGCCAAGGACGCGAGCGGCTTGGTGCTCGATGCCAGCGCCACGTCGCCCACACCCGGCGAGGTCCGGGTATCGGTGCTGTCGGTCGAAGGCGATGGTACGGCGTCGCCCGCGCTGCTTGCGCAGGTCGCCGCGATCGTCACCGACAAGGCCATCCGGCCGCTCGGCGATCTCGTATCCGTCGCGTCCGCAACGCAGCGGCGCTTTGCGCTGGTCGCCCGCCTGTGGACCTTCGCGGGTCCGGATCCATCGTTGGTGCTAATCGCCGCGAACAAGAAGCTAGTTGGATACCTTGCGGACTCGCGAAAGCTCGGCCGGGATATCACCATGTCGGGGCTTTACGCGGCATTGACCGTCGAGGGCGTTCAACGGGTCGAGATCACGTCGCCACTTACGTCGATCGTCTGCGATCTGACCGAGGCTGCGCTGTGTACCGACATCGACGTGAGGCACGCCGGCTATGACGAATAGCCTGCTGCCACCCAACGCAACGCAGCTTGAACGCGCTCTTGAGGCGGGCGGTGCGCGAATCGTCGATGTTCATGCGCCGGCCGACATAGACGATCCCATGTCCTGCCCGGTCGAGGTGCTGCCATGGCTCGCATGGGGGCTATCGGTTGATAGCTGGGACGCCGATTGGTCGGACGAAGACAAGCGCGCTGCGGTCGCTGGATCGATCGACCTGCATCGCCGTAAGGGCACGCGAATGTCGGTCGAAACGGTCCTCGCCCGGTTTGATCAGCTCGCCCGCTTGGTCGAGTGGCACGAAGCCGAGCCGCGCCGCGCGCCGCATACGTTCGAGGTCATTGTCCCCATGGTGACGAACGGCGTCGCCCGCGGCGGACGTCGCGCGAGCGCTGCCTTTGCTGATGCCATCATCCGTGAGGTCGGCCGGGTGAAGCCGCTGCGCGAGCATATGCGGCTCGTCCAGAAGATCGAGGTCGCAGGAGCCATCGGCCTGCAAGGTGTCATTCGGGCATTCTCCTACACCCGCGCCGATGCCGAAATGACGATCGACACCTCGCCGAGCTGGGCTGGCTTTTTGCAGACTGAAGACGGCGAACCGATCGAGGACGGCAGCACCGGCACCTTTCTGGATACTATGCCATGAACGCTCTGAAACTGGTGATGACGACGGCGGGGCTGGGTCGCTTCACCGCCGCGCAGTCCGACAATGGTGTTGATCTGACGGTGACTGCGGTCGCCATGACCGCGACGCCGTTCATCTCCGCACCATCGTTGACCGCCCTTCCCGGCGAATTCCGGCGGGTATCGACCGTGTCGGGTGAATCGGTCGGCGATAACGTCGTGCACATGACCGTCCAAGACGATGCGGAGGTCTCCTACAGCGTCACAGGCTTCGGCCTGTTCCTGGCCGATGGCACCTTGTTCGCCACCTATAGCCAGGCAGCAACGATCGTCGAGAAGTCGATCTCGTCAACGCTCGCTCTGTCGATCGACATCGTCTTTCCGCAGGCCGGCGTCGAAAACATCACCTTCGGCGACACGGACTTCCTCAATCCGCCAGCGACCACCGAGAAAAAAGGTGTCGTCGAACTGGCGACCTATGCCGAGGCCGAAAGCGGCGACACGTCGCGCGTGACCACCGGGGCGGTCGTCAAGGCGATGATCGAAGCGGCGGTCGCAGCTGTGTCCGACGCGATTGACGGCCTGCTGTCCCGAACGATCTACGGTTACGGTCTTGTCAAAGGGGGCGGCACGCTCGGCACCAACCTCTCGCTGACCGTCGACACAGCGACGGCTGCGCAGATCCGCGCCGGAACGGCGATTGACTGCGCGATCACACCGGCCGCGCTGATCGCCGCGGGCGTCATCTTTGTCGCGGAGACGCGGGTGGACGGTGCCAGCCGCTATCGCCGTTTTTCGGATGGCACGATCGAGATGAGCGGCATTTCGGCGATGCCGATGTCGGAAACGACCTTCACGCTCGTCTTTCCATGGCCCTTCACCACCGCCTGCGACGGCATCTTCGCGACCACGATCAACAGCACGCAGTCGAACGACGGCCTGTCGTCGGTGCAGGAGGTCGCGTTAACGCCCGACCAGGCGACGCTGTTCGCACAGAACCACAAATCAACAACATCGGATGCCGCCGGCGGCTTTCGCTGGTTTGCTCGAGGACGCTGAACCGTGGCGAAAATTTCAAACCTGCCCGTCATCGGGCCTATCACTGATGAAGATCTGCTGGTCGTCGTCCAGGGCGATCAAACCCGGCGCGCATCGTTGGCGCAGCTTGTCGCCGGCGCCGGCGCTATCGCTGCTGATGCGAGCTATGATCTGAATGATGTCTCGCTGCCGACCGATCGCGATCTGATCGACCCGTCACGGCTTCAGCTGGGCGTCCTGGTCAACAGCTCAGGCGGTGTCGATCGCATCGCCGGCTTCTCCATGTCGAGCCTCTTGCCAGTCGGGCAAGGGCCGTTCGTGTGCGACGTGACGATAGCGGTGTCGGCGCCATACGGCGTCCAATGGCTCGACGCGGGCATGAACCAGGTTGATTTTCAGACCGGTCCGATCGCCGCAGGCGTGCCGATCTCCACGAGCGTCGAAACGGCACTCTATGCCCGGTTCGGCCAACAGGATCCGTTATTCGTCGACATGCACGCTTACCGCGGCTCAGCGCTGCCGACGAGCGCAAGGGCATTCGGCGCGCTGGATCTGCTGTCTGGCCGAGAGCTCGCGCGTGCACTCGCGATCGATGCTGACGGCGAGCTGCGTAACTGGCTCGATCCCTCTAGGTTTGTTGCCGACACCGTCCTTCTGAACGACGGGACGACCGAGTATAACACCGCTTTCACGACGACCGGTCGTATTCAGGTGTCACCGGGGGACAGCGTGATCCTCAATAAATGGCCGGGTACGATCGAGGCCGCATCGCTTGTCTGGTTCGGTGCGAAGGGCCGTGTCGTCGGCTCGCCTGCCGTGCGGCTCGCAGGCGACACGCCCTATCTAGCGCCGGCCCGCGCTGCGTTCTTCGAATTCTGCGTCGCGAATTATCGCCTGCCAGGCCTTGCCGTAAATGTGGCGAAGGGGCTGACACGCGCTGCGCCCTATCGTCATCCTGGCGGTCTGACGATCGCGGACGAGAAGCGCCTGCGCGATCTCTTCTATGGCCTGCTCGGCGCGCGTCGTGGCGAGAACATCTTTGATCCGACGAGGGTCAAGGGCGGCGCGCAGCGGATTGACGGCACGATCGACGAGGGCAACGCAGATTTCCGTACCAGCATCCCGATCGCGGTCATGCCGGGCGGCAAGATTTCGCTGTGGCATCTGGGCGGGCCGTTCGGCGTCCCCGACTTCGGCCATGTCTTTATGGATCTCGGCGAAAACCCTGTTGGCGCCATTCCGTTTCCCGCGGTGCCGGGCGTCTACGATGTGCCCGCGAATGCCTTTTCCATCCAGGTGACGATGCCGAAATCGCATCTCGGCAACTTCGTCCTGACGCCCGACAATAGCAACCCGCAAGGCTACATTCCCCCAACCGCGCAGCTGAGGCAGCTTGTGCGTCCGTGGTTCAACCTGTCGCTCGGCATCATCGGCGACAGCATCACGAACGCAGGCTACTGGGTTCAGCCCCTCTTGAAGCGCCTCGGCGCGCGGCTGGGGTTCAAGAGCGGCATCGACGGTCGCCAGCTCAAGGACGCCTTCAGCCAAAATCCGGATCTGACGCAGATCGACGGGCTGATCGTATTCCTCGGCACCAACGACTGGTATTATGGGCGACCGCTCGGGACCGACGCTGACACCTCAGCTGCGCAGACCTTCGCTGGCGACATCCGCCGCTTTTTCGAAACGGTCGCGGCGGTTCGGAAAGACCTTCGGATTATCTGGCTAACCTCGCTTCAGCGGATGGGCGGCGACACCACGGGCGCTGGCGTGGCCGAGGGGACGCGCGGCCGCAACAGCCTCGGTCATGCCCTCGAGGACTATGTCGACATCGGCATGAAGATCGTCGGTCAATATGGGCATCCGGTTGTTGACCTGTATCGGCAGAGCGGGGCGAATGAATTCACGCTGCCAACCGGCACGGCGAACAACAATGACCGGGTCCATCCTACCGAGGTTACGGCGCCGCTGTGGATTTCGGCACCGGTTGCTGGTGCGATGAGCCAAATCGTGCCGCTGCTCTTGTAGAAAGCGTTTCTACAAGAGCAAAGCCTCGCC